GTATCACGAGCAAACTGGTCTGCGCCAGAACCACCTGTGGCGGTAGAATTAATTGTAATCGATTTACCAATTGTATCTGTCGATATGGTAATATTATTACCAGGACGTATCGAAAGTGTATCAGTAGGTGATGTAGCAAGAATTAAAGAACTGTTTGCATTGATAGTTGCAAACGAATCTGTTGATGTACCACTTTGAATGTAAGTGATAGTGCCGTTAGCGGCCTTATAATACAGTTTTCCATCAGCGTAGTTTAACGCCAACTCACCAAATTCTAGTGAAGGTGGTACGTTACCTGTTGCACCTGATTTTTTTAACTGTAATGTTGTATTTGCCATCTATTTAAAAACTTCCGCCATCCTTTGTTATATCATCTGTGATAGGTAAAACAGAAATTTCTTCTATTACTTCTACCACTTTATTTTTTTCTTCATCTATCTTCTTACGTTTGGCAGGAGTTAATTGCAAATATTTAATTTGGTCATCTAATTCTTTAAGTTTAAATTCATACTCATCACGAGTTTTTTGGTGGTTCTCTCGTTCTTTAATCAATTCACTTCTAAAAGTATTTACATGGTCAACTTGGTGTTTAACAGTTTCATATTCACCTTTCATTCTATTCAATTCAGACAACTGGTTATTTAAACTATTGATAGTATCTAAATGACCTTTATTAATGTTTTCTAAATTTAAAATTTTAGAATCAGTTTCTTGATTTTTACCAATTTTAATTGATTCTAATTCTTTTTTTAAATTTTCAATAATATTTTCATATTCATTATTTTTTTTAATTTTTTCATTGATAACATCTTCAGTAACTCGTGCATTAGCTTGTAGAGATATATTTCTAATAACCGCATCGGTCATTGTACCAGTCAATATCTCTACATAGTAATTCAAATAATTTTCATTTCCCATTTCAAACTCCTTATAATAAATTAATTACGAACTATTTAGAACTGGCCTCCGTCTAAAGCTGTTGTCCATACAGGTACACCAGCATTAGTAACTGTCAGTATTTGATTCGACCAAGTTTGGTCGGCACCACCAGCAGCAGCCGTTACACCTAGATTTCCTGTTCCGTTACCATATGTGATACCGTTTTGTGTAATTGTTGAAAGGCCTGTACCGCCTTGGCCTACAGTCAAACCAGTGATTGCACCAACTGTAGCCGCTGTAAATCTTCCAAATCCATCAACAGTAATTGATGTGATTGTATTGTTAGCAGCAAGAGTGCCTGTTTGAGTATATGTTGTATTTGCTAAAGAAGCAAGCTTACTACCATCGAAGTAGGTAATCTGATTGTTTGCAAATGTTGTTCCGTTTGTACCACCACGAGCAATTGGTAATGTGCCTGAAGTTATGGCACCAGCATCAATTGCAATAGAAGTATTAGATACAGAAGTTACACGACCATATACATCAGTTTCAAATACTGGAACAACTGAAGCAGAACCAAAAGATTGACCAACAGCAACAGATGAGTTGGCAATCTGTGTAAGACCATTTACACCAGATCCAATAATGATTTGGCCAGAAGTAAATGATGTTTTACCTGTGCCACCATTTGGTACTGTAAGAGCATTGGTGAGTGTTAGTGTATTTGCAGTAATTACATCAACTTGTAAGTCATCAATTACAATATCACCAGTAACTACTAAATTACCACCGATTGTTACATTACCTGATGTGGTAATTCCATTTGATGTAATAGTATTGGCAATTACATTGCCTTTGAAATATGCCGCAGTAACGTTGGCTTCTTGGTATGAAGGATCACTTAAATTGATGTTGTTATTGGCATCTAAAGTGCCTGTATAACCTTTAAAGAAATGATATTCTTTTGTGCCGGTATCACGAATTAAACCTGTCATCGCATTTGCACCATCATTATAGTGTGCTGCGAAACCAATATCTTTCGTATCGGTGAAATAATTACCAGTGCCTAAAAGAAGTAATGGATCTTCAATTTCAAACTGGTCAATATTAAATGTTGTGGTGTTACCAAATACAAACAAGTTACCAGTAACAGTTAAGTTATTATTAGCACCAATCGTTAAGTTGGTGTTGATTGTCTGTGTACCACCAGTGAAACCATTTGCACGAACAACTGTATTATCAACATCAAATGTTACTGTATCATTTGCACTTGCAGTAGAAGTAATACCCTGACCACCAACAAGTGTTAATGTATCACCACCAGAAACAGTTTGTGGGGTACCAGTATCGGCTGCAACAGTAAATGATGTTGTAATTCCTGCGGTCGTAACATTCATTACACGACCGTTGGCTGCTACTTGAATGATTGGAATTGCTGTCGTAGAACCGTAGGTGCCAGCACCGAGAGAAGGTACTGAATTGAGAGAAGCATTTAAAACAACAGCAGCTGAACCATCAAAACTCTGTGTTGAGGCGGTAATATCACCACCAGAGATAGAGAAGTTTCTTGCATTGGTGATTACATCAGCTTTGCCAGCAATACCATCTAAACGACCAGAGAATTGGCCATTAGCATCTCGTTTTACTAATGTGCTAGCAGTATTTGAAGTGGTTGCGTTATCAATTTGCGAGGTATAAAATTGACCACCCACATTAACAACACCGTTACCCGTAGGCGAACCAATGAAAATTGTATTGGATGCATATGAATATGCTAATTCACCAGCAAGAAGTGAACTTGGTCGTCCATTTCCACTTACCCCAGCACGTTTAATTAAAATATTAGTATTGGCCATCTGTTTTCTCTCTTATTATTGTGTTGCCATCGGTTCTATTTATTAAAATCCACCACCGTCTACCGTATTAATGGTAACGTTGGCAATGTAATTTGGACCACCAATTTCAATAATTTGGTTATATTGTGATCCAATAAAAAGCGTATTAGAAACAAATGAATACGCCAATTCACCATCATCTAGTGTTGTTGGTCTAGTATTTGCATATGAACGAAGAATCTGTATGACTGTATTGGCCATTAGAAGAATCCTGCGTCTACATCTGTAATTGAATCTGAAACTGGTTGGACTATAAAACTGTTTGTATTTGCTTGATAAGTAATAACATCCCTATCACTTACACCAACCATGGACAAGTCACTTGAACCTTGAAGTGACCGAATACCATAATTTAATTGGCGAACTGTTTGATTTTGTTGTTTGTTTACTTGAACATTAACAGTTCCAATCGGACTAACTTGAACATTAATATCATTTGGCATCTTTAACCCTTAAAACTTAGTGACTTGAGGAATAACATTCACAATTCCTTCCAATACTCTAGTCACGGTGTTTGCGGTATCTTTTATTGCCACATCATACACATATCGGCCAGCAGCAATGTTAGCCGTAATTGGTGCAGTTAAAGATAAAAGTATAATTCCTGTATTTGGAGAATTGATACTTACTGTAAACTCTGCAGTAGTATTTGCAGAATAATAAGATTTTCTAATCTGACTTTTTGCAGTAACACCAGTTAAATTATAAGGAGCTCCATTAATATCATCTAATGTGATATTTGTATTAAATGTGGTTCCTTGTTCTAAAAATAATTCTTGATAAGCTGCAGCCATGTTTTATTAATCCTATGGATAAGTTAAGCCTTCATAATGTATGCAAGTGCATAGTATGGAGGTAAGTTAGCATTGGTAGCTGAACTTCCTGTGGTGCTTATGCCTACTGAAATTCCAGTAACTTCTGTACTAGTTCTTCTGGAAGCATTATAATTATTTGGACCACCAGTCAATCCATGACCACCACCACCGCCATCATAATAGAGTTCTTCGTGGTTGTGGCCAGGATCTGAAACTGTTGCGGTGTGGGTGTGGCTTACTACAATAGCATTAGCAGAACCACCCGCACCACCTACGGCATAAGTAAAACCAGCACCAACAACAAACCGGTCAACTAAATTTGGAGTTCCGTTTAATCCATCACATAACAACCAACCTGAAGGAACTGTTGCAATTGATCCTGACCACATTAAAATTACACCAGCAGGAATAATTGACCTAACAAAGGCTGTAGTTGCAATTGTTCCGTTGTTTATTGTAACGGCTTGTGTCGTGGCAAAGCTTGCGGTATTTGAACTACCAGAAACACTAATACTATAAGTGTTACCTGCATTTAATTGAGCCTGAACAAAAGCAGTTGTAGCAATCATTGTATTGCTTGTATTTGTTGCTGGTGTTGGTGATGTTGGACTACCACTTAATGTTAAACCAGCAAAAGATGGTGAAGCAGTTGTTTGTAAATCTTGTGGAGTATTAACAGTTATTGTATTACTAGAACCAACTAATGTAACACCATTTCCACTAGTAAATGAAACTACACCTGAAGAAGGTGTTGCTGTACCACTTGTTCCAACAAAAGTATTTGCAGAAGTATTAGCACGAGCAAAACCAGCCCAAGCAGCATTATTCGCAGTTGTAATATTGGTGTTTTGAGTGGTGTTAATTGTTTCAATAGAATTTAATCTGGTGTTCTGTGTGGCATCGACACCAGTAATAAATGCAACATTTGAACTAATTTGTGATTGCAAAGAAGTAACATTTGAACTGATTTGTTCCTGTAAGTTGGTAACATTTGCATCAACATACGACTTCATAGAAGTATTGGCAGTATCAACATACGACTTCATAGAAGTGTTTGCTGTTACAATTTTTGTATCAAGTGTATTTGCAGCTGAAGAAGATGCAAAAGTATCGGTACTTGTAGATGTTAAAGAACTACTAATTAAATTAGCAGTAAGTATTTTTGAATAACTTGATGGATTATTAACATCTCTTATATCCCAATAGTCCGATGTTTCATTCCAGCGAATACTTGCATTTGCGCCAGAGCTACCTCTATTAACATTAAAGCTACTTGTTAATCCAACATTTGAATTGGCATTAATTGTGAATGTATTTGTGTTATAGACAGTAGTTCCATCAATAACAAAATCTCCACCAACACTCAATGAACCTTCAACAACAGCATCATTTGAAAGGTTCAATGTTGAACCAATAATAGATGTATTGGATTCAAATGAATTTGTTAATATTTTACCAACAATGTTAGCAGAAGCACCAAGAATTACACCATTAGATTGTAAATTATTTACAAATACATTACCTTGTGCGTTTAATGTGGATGTGCGAATTAAATTGTTAGAAGAAATATCATTGGCAAATATGTTACCAGAAGCATTTAAAGTTGTGGTACGAATCAATGTATTGGCTGTTATTCCATTAGTAACAAGACTACCACGCAATAAAGAATTATTTGCAACTTCTAGTCCATTACCAGAACCATTAATGAATACATTAGCTAAAGCAGAAACACTACTACCAACTGATAATGTTCCTGAAACCACACCAGAACCTAGTAATGCAGCCGCCGTTACAGATAAACCTGTAACACTTCCGTTTAGAAATAATGTGCCAGAATCTTTAGTATAGTTGTTTGCAGCTAAATTGTTTAGCTCAACCGCTTGTCGATTTTGTTGTGTGAGTAAATCACCAAACGTGTTGTTAAAACTAAGAATTGGTATTGTATTGGCCATTATTGATTTCCTGACAATTTAAGTAAAAGTTCTTTGATGATTTTAACATCATCTTTTACTTCATTGATTTCATTTTTAATATTATTTATTTCTTGTTTTTGGCTGTTTAATAATTTAGACTTAAACTTGTATTCCTCAAGACCAGAAATATCGGTGTTAATTAGAGCCATAGTTTTTGTATCTCTAACAAAGGTTGTTCCTTCTACTTTTACTATAGTCATTTTATGTCAACGCCGATGGTAAAGCAATTGCACGAATATCGGTCAAGAATGGCACTGCTGTTTTATCGGATGTTGCCAAAACAATCTTGATTGCAAATTGACTAAAGTTGTTGTATGTTTGACCGGTTACATTACTAATATATTCTACATAGTTTTGTGCTACAGTACCAGTTCCTGGTGCAGCCACAAATTCATATGTACTATCTCGTGTCTGTGAATACAATGAATCAGTATTGTTAATCAATGTCATCAATTGCCAGTTGCCTGAATCAAATGTCTGTGTATCACTTCTTGACAGTATCTTATAGTAGACATAAATGTTTGTATTGACTGGACGATAAGCGGTGAAGTATACACGCAAATCACCTGAATCAAATCCTTGGTCTAGAATAACTTTTTTGGTAATGTATCGTGCAATTCCATTACCACCCGAAGATGATGTTTCACCACCAACGGTGATTGTTGCACCAGTACCAGGTGATGAGTTGGCATCAACAACAGTAATCGTAGGTGTTGTTGCATAACCAGAACCACCATTGGTGATGTAGATGTTTCTAATTACACCACCAACCACATTGGCCGTGGCAGTTGCACTAGAACCAAAACCGTTAGCGGATGTAATAGTTACAGATGTTGTATTAACATTGTAACCAGAACCGCCATTGGCCACGGTAATCATACTGTTAGATAATTCTAAATTATTAATGTTCCAACCAATTGTATAGACACCTAATCCATCATCCGAAATCATAGGTGATACAGCATCATCAACAGTAGACATTACTGCATATAAAGAGAATGATGTATTAGAGTTGGCAACAAGAACACGCTCACCAAGGCCATCATTCAAATAAATGTCATCATACATGGGTGTACCAAATTTACCAGGATTAACTCCTTCTGTTGGTGCAGCTGTCTTAGTTGAGTTTAATGTGGCACCATAAGAATAACTTAGTGTGGTACTACCTGGTACAAAATCAGATGTAGAAATATTAAATGCATCAACCACAACATTTGTATTGGCTGCTGATGAAATATTTGTGTTGATTGTATTTGGACTGAGGTAGTATGAGATATCTTGTTCAGTCAGTTTACGGTATGGTAAACGATTTGGTACAACAAACTGTAATGTTGGTTGGGTACCGACTGAGAACACACAACGGTCAATTGTGAACATCATGGATTCATTTTGGTCAGCAGTCCATGTCTGTGAGTTCTGAGATACAAATAAAGAACCAACATATGGTGCAGCATTAATCTTTGTGATTGTTGCTGGTGTTGGGTCAGTTGGTAGATTTTTAACAGAAGATGCTAATGCTGTATCTCCGTTTTCTGCCGTATAAATGGTGTATTCATTTGATGAAGGACATTTAACAATCAACGAATATAGTTTGTTTGATTCCAAATATACAGGTGCTGGGAATTTAAACACAGTATATGTGGTAGAATCCAAATAATGTGGATTATTGGATACATTAATATTCTCTGCTGTCAATGTAACTTGTGAATTATCTAATGTTTCACCATTTGGATAACCATTGAGTGTGCCTACAATAGACAAAGTAACTGGTGCATACTGACTTGCTTTGGTCTTAAAGAACAATTTAACAGAGTCAACAAAACATCCGTTTGGATAATTTTCTTTGTCAATAATAAATGTTTGTGCTACAGGATCCCATACAGTTGTATAGGTGTAAGAAGTTATGTTTGTTCTTTCACTTGTTTGTGTGAAAGTATTCTTAGCAGAATCAATTGATGAAGCATAATTTACACCTTGTTTGGTCTGTTGTAGACCAGAGGCATAGAATGTTGATTCAGCAAATGTCTGAGCCGATTCAATATTGCCGCCTACTGAATCGTCAATTCTAAATGTTCTTTGACCTGTATGAAATATACCACCAGGTACTGCAAAGATACCCGAAATCATACCTGCTTCATTGGTTTTCATTGTACCAATCGAATAGATATCACTATTTGCTGCAGTGATTGCTGAACCTAAAGTAGCCAATTTAGTTGCACCATTGTATGCAGAGATGGTTGCTGACTGCCCAATACCTGTGCCGTTAATAATGTAAATTGTATTGCCATTATAGAAGTTATTAGTTGAAGAAGCAGTTGCACCTAATGTGATTGATGTTGTTGTGTTAGCGTTAACAATCTGACCAGAATTATGTGTAAATGATAGAATTGTTCCACTTGCAGTCGTTGTTTGATACTGACCACCAGCGTTAAACTGCGCATTTTGTAATACACCACCTGCAGTAAATGTTTGGCCAACAATATCACCAACAACATAAAGTCGAGCAGTTGTATTAGCAGCCGGATTAACATAATAAGAAACAACCTTAGCTGCTGGTGTAAAATTACCACCAGCCAAATAACCAATAATGTCACCATCTTTAAATGATCCAGTAACACCAGTTAATTCTAATACATTTGGTTTACGAATATATTTGTTAACTAAAACATTATCAAAATAAGCATTAACATCAGTATTGACAGTTAATCCATAAGTGTTAAAGAATAAAAACTGTGAACGAATGTATGGTAGAATACTTACGTCAGTAATAAATCCTGCAGTTTCAACATAACTTGAATTGAGTTTATCATAGTAACCTAAAACGGTTTTTTGTTGTTCTGTGGTATATGTTGTAACTTGGTTAACACGCCAGTTACGACCAGCTGCAATCACATTGTCAGTTGATGTAGCTACAGTAGTTTTCCAATCACCCACTTGTAACACATTGACTTGGTCACTAGCACGATATACTTGAAGATTTGGATCAACAATTAATAAATCGGGAGACCTTTCAGTATCAACCCAATTGTCCATTGGAGGACTCAATGTTAATGTACCAGAGTTTAATGATACTGAAAATGGATTTAAATTGACCACACGGGAAGCAATTCGTTGTGTTACCACATTTGCTGTTGTGTATGGTAATGTGAAGAAGTTTGATGACCCACTTTGAGAAATTTTATATCCAAGATTGTTTGCACTTGTAGAATCTAATTGACCCATGTTATAGACCAATGACAATGACTGTAATGGGAAATTCTGAACATTTTGTGATGCAGTCATCTGGTGTATTCTACGATTTACTGTCACCAAATAGTCTGTTGTTGCTGTATCAGAAGCTGCATAGCTTGAGAAGTCATCAACTAGAATACCATTTTTGAAACGATTTAATCCATTACCATCAGGAATCTGGAGTGATGATGCACCTTTTTCTAATAGATTGAGTGCTGTGTAGTATTCAATGTTGTTTACTCGGCTTTCTAAGCTAGAAATGTCACGCATTAACCAACGTTTATGTTTAACTCGTTCAATTGATAAACTTGGCAATACACCTACTTGTTCACCAGGAATATATGCGGTGTATGGGTCATGATAAAGATTTGCAATGACCAAAGAACCATCAGGTTCAATCGGTGAAATTGGATTTACTGAAGGTGTGCCTTGTACAATTTCAAATGAACGGTCTTTACTTAACACCAATTTATCAAAACGACCAAGATAGAAACCATAATCAGATTCATATTCAGTCAAGTCAACAGGAATATATGCACCAGCAGCACCTGAACCAGAACTAGATGTACGAATGGTGAATGAACTCTGTGCATTGATGAGTGATGGTCTAAAGTCTAACGAATCTCTTAACTGATAGAAGTTACCACTTGAAGCCATGTAAGATGGAATTTCAGCATAACTTTCTGGTGCAGAAGATACAGGTGACAAATAAGACATAACAGAATAATAACCATCACCACCTGTTGTAGAATAGTAATCTAAAATAACAAGTAAATTACCTTGAATTGGTTGTTGACCAACACCTAAAGTAATTGTGGCAAAATCATAGTATGAATCTCGTTGGCCATTATCAAGTGTAAATCGTGATGTAACATCATATGTTGCATCTGTTAACATTGCATCCGTAGCTGGTGTGCCAGCTGCCTTGGTGTCAATAATCTTAACGATTTGTTTTACATCTGTAATATAAAGTTTTTGTGGTTGACCTGGAGATACAACGCCAGCATTGGCAATATAGACCTGACCTTCGGTTAAGTCAACATTTGTGTACGTTTCAACTGTTGTACCAGAAAGATTTACATGTGTTGTATTACCTTCAACTAAATTTTTGGCTTTCAATACAAATGATGTGTCATTACCATTGCTAACAAAAGCCTTTGCAATGATTGTGGCAGTGAAAGCACCCAAGTCTGATGTTGGTGTAGTAAATGTAGCTGTAGCACCTGAACCAGTAATCGAACAAGTTCTACTATTGATACCCCATGGTAATGTTTGACCTACTGTTAAACCACTTGAAAGAGGATTGGTTACAATGATTTGAAAGTTTTGTGCAATAGCGTCTTGTGATAATGATCCTGTACCAAGAAAACGAATTGTTGCGGCAGGTGCAGAACCAAAAGTTAATTGTGCCGTGATATTACCACCAGATACCGTGAAAGAAATATTTCGGAATACCTGTGTGGTTGTATAAGAAGAATTGTTTGCATAAGAAACAAAAGGATTACCAATTGTAAACAGTAATTCTGGTGCATTTGGATTTTGTAATACAACATCACCAGATTCTACATTGTTTACTTTGTTTAAATTATCAATCGTTGCATTGGCAGTTACGGTATAAGTCGCACCTGCCGTAGACTTAATCATTGTTTCAAAATCAGTTGTATCAAATCGTAATGTGAATACTGAATTGTTAGCCAATGTAACTGTAAATGGCCTATCAACATAAGCAATCTTAGCAGTTGCATCGTATGTTGTAATTGTTCTAAAATCACCAGCAGAAGTACCTGTATCAATACTGACTGTTACTCCAGTGTAGGCATTGGCCACATTTGAAAACTGATTGGTGTTAGGTAATCTGATATAACTATTGTTTGCGTTGACTGGTGCAATTTGTGAAACATTGGCTGATAATGTTTGATTTTGAATATTGTAAACAAAGGCTTTATACACATATGCAGCACCATTAGATGTATTTGATGTGCTAGAGTAAATTAAATTACGAATATAACCTGTTGCAGCCTTAGTAGAGTTGTAAGAACTTGCATTGGTTAATACAATACTATTTTTACTTACAGTATGAAAATCAATTTGTGGTGAAGTGGTTACATCAAATACACCATTGGAAGAATTGACATAAAAATAATTACCATAGTCAATAAATGCTGGATTGTTTGTAACTGTTGCTTCAGTTCTGGCCCGGTCATTGGTCAGAACTACATCAGATGAATTTTCTAAACGATAACCACGGACATAGGCGATACCTTTTGAAATACCCATGTCATATTTTGCTGAACTGATTGTGTTGGCTTTAGGTGTCAATGTATAATCATTAACAATAAAGTCACCATTGGTGTCGTTAGTACGCTTGGCAAAGTAATCATCAATCACCGAGTAAACGGTACTGTCTACTTGTTTAACAATAGCACCATCTACTAGACGAACCAGTTCAATAAAGTTATCATCATCACCAAGACCAAGAGTTCGTGTTTGTAGGTCTAAGGAAATTTTGTATCGGTCGGCACCTGGTGCCTGATAGTTTGTGGCATTAAATGCTGGATCCAATAAAGAAGAATCATCAACAGAATCTACAATGGTCTCAGATGCATTTAAACCCACACGCAATGATGGAATTGAACTATATTTGGAAAGAATAATGGTTTGCTCACTAGCAACTACAAAATTACCTTCCACATAAAAGATACCTTGAGAGATAGAAGCAACAGAAGAAAGACCTGTAGCTGGATTTCCTGTTGAAGCAGTAATAAGAGTAGCAGTTATGTTTGAACCGTTTAAATATACGGTATTACCAGACACAAATTTATTACCTGAAATATAACTTACAACGAGAGTGGGAGGATCACCTACACCACCCGCAGATGTTGTTGTTGCTTCTACTGTTGCAACAACTTTAGCTACAATTGAACCATCAGCTGACCGTACAACACCATTATCAAAGCTCTCAGCTGAAATGGTGGCACCAGAATTATCAGTAGCATTTAATTTTAAATAATATACATTTTGATTAACAGTAACTTTACCACCAGAAATTGGTGTGTTCTGCGCAAAGATTGCATCAGCAAAACTAGTGATTTGGTTTTGAAGAATTGTTTGAGATTGTGTTAATTCACGAGCTTGAACAGCAAAACCAGGCTTAAAAAGAATACGGTGAAAATTCTTTTGTGGATCAAAGTCATCATAATAAGGGTCTACATTAAAATTAAGTGCCATTTTTTCTTTCCATTAAAAACTTAACACAATACGGAATTGTTCTGTACCATCAGGACTTCTTGCGATACCTTCTCTATTCTCTATGTAGGCCATGTATCCTGAGTATATAATAAAGTCTGGATTTTCTGTTGTTAGTAAGGTTCGTACTGCAGTGCCAACTACACCACTTGCATCTTGAATTAACGCTTGATTAATTACTGGTGTTCCGGTTATATTTATGACTTTTATTATATTATTTAATGAGTCAAAGCTTACAACTTTAGCAGAAAAAGTTGCAGTAGCTAAACTATTACCTTGGTAGATTGTTTGTCCTGTGTTATAAGTTCCTGTACCAGGAGAAACAAAAAGTTTGGTTGTCACATCATAGATTGCACCATTTGCAATCATCATAGGTTCTTCAGCCACAGACTCTTGTGAAACTGGATCAATTAATAAACCAATTTGTCGATAGGTCATATCTGTGGGTATCAATCCATTTTCACTTTCAACAAACTCTGGTGCCACCATTATATGGTTACATCCCAATTCGGAAATAGGATCAAAACCATGACCACCAATAGGAGAGGCTGGTGCTTCAGCAATCGCCACCACATTAGGTGTTGAAAAACCAGGTAAAACATTAATTACAGCTTCTGCATAGGTGTAACCTGTGCCTGTATTAGCCATTGTAACATCGTACAAATAACCTGCTGCGTTAATAACTGGTGTAGCATTCGCAAATTGACCGTCACCACTAATTGTGATTGTTGCGCCACCAGAAGTATATCCTTGGCCAACAGTTGTAATATTAACCACATCAACTGAACCTTCAGCCGCAAAGGTTGATACAGGATTTGGTGCCATTCCAATTGGCACAGGCATCCAGTTAGCATCAAAGAACTTTTGTTTAAGACCAGCATCTAAAGAATACATAAACTTCCATTTATATCCGTCAGATGTCTTAACTAAAAATGAACTATCAAAGGTACCTGGTAAAAACTGTGGTTCTACTGTAGATTGGCTGCCATTGTTATTCCATAAACATTTAAATACTTGGTCAAATCGATTACGAACATAGAATCGACTAATAACTATGTTATCTGAATCTACAGCCAACATATTCTCGGTGTCTTGATAATAATCATAAACGGTACCTGAATCCCAATCAATACGGGGAATCACGGGAGAAATATCAGATGATGTAATTAATTTGGCTGCAATAATATCTTTAAAAATATCTTTGATTGACCTTTGGTCTTGTGTTGGAATAGGAGGGTTACTCTCATCGGGCCAAGGAGTTACACGACCAATAAAAGCATATAATGTGGTATCATGCACCTGTGCAGGTGAATAATAGTATTGTAATACTTCATATACTTTACTACTTGGTAATAACTGTGCTTGTGTATTTGATGTTGCCATATTCTATTCTCTGTTAAGCGTGTGTAATAGCTACAAAAGTATTTGCTAATGTTCCATCCATACACCAGTATTTTGCAAAGATACTTGATGTTGCTGGAATACTATATGTTGTTGAATTAATGGTTGAATTAATTGCAGAACAACCGTGAGTAAATGTTTGGCCTGTGCCAGCAGTATTAGTAATCCAAGCTTCAACTACTTTACCTGTAACAAAACTTGAGAGTGTTACAACCAAACCAGCTGAAGTCTGAGCACGAACAACTGAGTTATTTGCAAAGTCAATTGTAATTGCTGTTTGTGAACTTGGGTAAATATTTGGTGTATAAATGAATCCTTTTTCTGGACTAACAGTACCAGTAATTGTTACGTTGCCTTGGACATTTAAATTATCTGCATTGATAAACTGACTATATGAAATTGCGTTTAGTGATGTACCACCAAAAGTAGAGTTTGCTTTATCATAGACAGAATGAAGAATAGAATAAAATCCACCAAAACTATTTCTTGATACATTTGTTAAATCTGGTATTAATGTCTGAGAATTGTTTAATGTTAATACCGAACCAACACTTTGTGTTATAGCATTAGAAGTATTAGTAGCAGAATAAACAAGAGAATCAGAAAGTTGTAGCGTTCCTGCCGTCAGCGTCACTGGTCCCATACTAACAACCCCTTTGGCCAAAACTGCTGCAGCTGCATTATTTACAGTAACACTAAAATAATTACCACCAACCATTACAACTGTGCCAGTACCAGTAATACTTAATGTAGATGAAGATAAATCACATCCTCTAAAATTTGTATATGCCGATGATGTTTTTGTTACCGCAGTCGTTACTGTGCAACCAATTAAATCAATTGAACCATTTGCAGAAGTTCCTGAAATAACAAGATTGCTCATCTTTAGACCATCAACGGTACAACCTGTTG